AATGGTTGAAGCAGCAGCATACTTGCGAACAGGAGTGAACGCAGGGTTATTAAGCCCATCAACCATATTTTCGACAGTAATCTGAAGCTCGGAACTAATGTACATGATACGAGACGCATTGATCGTCGCAGTATCATTCATTGTCGAACCCTTGATGATCTTGGTATTTTTAGGAGTCCGATTATCATCCAGCGTAATGCTAAGACGTTTCAGATCCATAAACGACACGACCGAGGGATTCGAACCTTCACCAGTAATTTCACTGTCCTGAGTTGCAGCACCACTGTAAACAACGATACCAGCATTACTCAGCAGATCAATCTGAAGAAGATCTTCAGTAACTTCATTAGCACCTGCAACCATCTCACGACTCATGTGACCATATAGATCAGAATCGGTATCAAAGGTCATCATGTCTTCCGAGAATTCAGTGAAGAAGCCATGTTCTTGCAGAGTACCAGACCGCTCCAGACGGGTGAAACCAACGCGGTTAACACGACCACCTTCTTCAGTCATTGTCGGCATACGAGCACTGATCAGTCCAACGTCTTTGGACGAACCATACATGTTACCCCAAGCTGTAGTAGTACCAGCAGCGTCAATACCTTGATCATTGACGTTACGATTATCCAACAGAGGGACATAATAATAAACTTTAAGCTCTTTACCATAGTGCATAGGCATAGAGCGAACATCAGCAAGTGGGCTGAAAAACATCTGTTCGGCAGCGTCAATCAGAGACCGACGATCCCAGTAATGGGTGTTAAACTGCGGACCAATATCCGAAGCTGTACCCGGAGGTGCATTATACAATTGAGCCATGATTCTGTTCCTAACTTCTCATGTGGATGCTCTTGTTATGAGGGTGGAGCCAATTTCTTAAACTCTTCATCCGACATAGCTGAGTAATCCGGTTCTTTGTGTTGCCCGCCTGCATTTGCAGAAGCGGATCGAGGTGGAGATGCCGATGAGATGTTTGGAGTGGGTTGCTCAGTATTCGGCTTGAGAGCATCCTTCCGAGTGCCAGTGCCAACAACTATTTTTGTTGGTTGGTCTTCAGTAGTCGTAGAACCAAAAACTCCAGCTTTTTGCATCGCCTCACCTACCTGATGGTAAGCTTGAAGGAAGGGAACATCGGTTAAAAAACCCATCGTCCGCTGGTATTTCAATTCTTCTTGAATCTTCAAATAAACTCCAGAACGTTTTTGTGCAAGCATATTCTGAAAAATAGCTGGTTGATCTCTTAAAGCTTCTTTAGAAACATTATCCCAATCTTTATTAATGTCTGTAATTAACTCTCGACCACCTTCAGCAGCAATCGTTTCTTTAATAGCATCATCAAATGCCAGATCTTTAGGATCTACTTGATAATTCTTTGCGAGATAGGGTTTATCTTCACTGGTTGTATCAATATCGACTGGGTCAATGTTGTTATCCTTGAGAAGTTTTTTGATTGCGTCTTTATTACCTTTTGAAAGATCAATTAGATAATTCAACTTTTCGGGATCATTTAAACCATTTGCTTTTAGCATTTGATCTTGAGCACGTAGTGGTTTCATTTCTTGCATACGACGTGAATAATTCACACCCATTTGCATAAGACGAACCACGTCTTCAGCAGTACGAACCTGCATATCTTTTCCATCTGCTTTAAATGGAGCAGAAACTTTTTCAAAGAAATCTACAGCAGACTTTGTATCAATCTTTTCAGATTTTACATTGTCATCTGCTTTTTTCTCTGTTTTTGTTTCAGGTTTCGTATCAGGATTTGGGTCTGTTGGTTTTTCATTACTTCCTTGTGGAGGTACAATAGCCTTCTCTTTTTCCTGTTCTTTGTTGGTATCTTGTTTTTGTTTCTCTGAATCAGAATTTTCTGATTTTTCAGGATCATTGGATTTGATATCTTTTGGATCAGAGTCATCTGATTTATTAGTATCATCATCAGGATTTGAATTCTCATTTCCATCTAGATTATCCTTAAGATCAGAAGTTTCTTCAATAACCGGAGTCTCAACCTTAGCTGCAACTTCTTGCATCTGGGAAGGATCAAGCTTCATGAATTCTTCATCACTCAAAGAATCAATGTCGATAGGTGTGTTTAAATCGTTCATTACATATCTCCCTTCACAGTTGCATTTGCTTCAACTGCTTCATTCCAAGCAGCTTCAAGATTAGCTAACTCTGATTGAGCAATATTTCCTTTTTGAATAAAATCTTGAAGGAATGTCCGTAAAGAACCAATAGCTTTCAATTCACTAACACACTCATCAAACTGTTTTTCTGATAAACGTCCAGTTGCCATTAAACCAGCAAGCCTTTTTGGCTCTTGATCAAAATAAGCATCCATAATGATTTCTTTAAATTCAGACATACCAGCCAGCTTTTCAGCCGACTTAGCCTGACGAAGAAGTTCCTCACAAGAAGCTTTATATTCTTGATACTCTTCCATTGTAAGATGAGCAGTTTCTTCTTCGCCGTTTTCGTTTTTGTTATAAAGGTTCATTGCCACGTCCTTTGTGGTTGATATGTTTCAGGTAAGTCGTCTTTACCTTGCTTTATTGTGGTAAAGCAAGGGGTTGTTGTTGTGCGCTCTGAAGAGGAGCCATTGGTAATGTCTGTTGATCAATTGGAGGTCTTCCTAAAGGAATTTCTGGTTCTGCCTGAATACGATCTGATTCTTCGACCATTTTGTTATAACCAACAGCCGCTTCAATCATTCCAGAAGGAGTCTCTCCTTTAAGAAGACCTTTTGTAACTTCCAGATCACGGTTTCCACGAGCCTGAGCACCTTGTTTTTCAACATTACGTTGGTGATTGGTTCCTGTGGATTCCAATTCAGTATCGAGAGCTTTACGTTCAGCACCAGCCATTGCTTCAGCAGCTCTTGCATTATCAAGAGCAATCTCAGCTTCAAGCTTTTCAATTTGAAGTTCAGCCAAACGTTGTTGAATAGGATCTGGTTCTGGTTGATAAGCACGAATCATTTCTGCCAATTCTGGCATACGCTTCAAATCAGCAATCTGTCCTAGAATAATTTTAGATAAGCCGGGGTCCATATCTGGTCCCATTGTTTGCAACATCATTCCAAGATCATTAGATTTCTGTTCATCAACTTGAGCAGTAGAAATATCTACTATCAAATCAAAATGACCAGCCAGATCTTGTCGTTTGATTTCTACAAACTCACGATTTGTAACTCTGATTACTTCTCTTGGTTCAAGAAAATAAGCGTTCATACTCATTATTTTACGACCTATGAGACGCATACCTTCAGCCAGACGACGTAAGATACTCATCTCACGCTGACCAGCCGCATCCAGAGCACCAGAGATGCCACGAGCGACTCTCCCGTAAGCTTCGCCTGTGATACCACCCGAAAACGACTTGACCCCTGAGAGACCCTCTGCTTCAGCGTTTTGAAGCTGCATCATAGTCAAAGCTGAATTTGGAATCTCAGGATATTGAAGTTGTTGAATAGCGATACGAGGATCAGAGTTTGGATTAAACTCAAAATCTTCACCTATACTGAATCGACGACGGTTTACAGGATCAAGAAATCCCTTGGCATAACCTGACTGTGCGTTGGCAGATCTACCCAATAGATCAATTGTACCACGAGTAACAGCACCAAGAATTCTCTGATTATCTTGTAATAGGGAAGCATCAGCTTCACCCCATATTGAACCAAGAATAGGCATATAAGGCACGATGACAAACGGAGGTTTCCGATCAGGAAAAGGATTCTCTGTTAGCTGGATCATTGTATCACCAATGAATGTAGCCACAATTGGAACCATTACTTCATCATCATGAATACACCATAAACCCCAATACTCATAAACCAACACTTTAGCTTTATCTTGGTTCAAACGACCATCTGCCAAAGGTGTAGTTGTTTCGTGATCAGGATCACCCACTTGTGCTTTAATCTGATTGGCACCCCAATTTACATCATCCAGATTCTTATAAAGTTTTCTCTTCATAAGTTCTGACTTTGTTGACTCATATGTATGAATCATAAATTGAGCATCTTCCCACTGACCTTCACAAGAAGGATCAATAAAAAAGTTTGCTACATCAACAATTTTTAAAGATGGTTGATTGTAAGTAATTTTTGATTCTTCTACCCACTCTTCATTAATCTGAGTAGCTACAACCATTTCTTGGTTTTCTAAACCATATTCAACAGCAGCTCTCAATTCATCAGGAATTGAGGCGTCAGCTTCCCAAGCTTCAGGATCTGTTGTTGCCATCTCAGTTGCCTGAGCCAGCATTTGCATACCCTCTTCATCACCCATTTCCATCATGGTATATTCATAAACTGGTTTCAGAACTTTGACTTTTTCAGTCTTTCTTTCCCAACCAACACGAACAACACATGTACCTTCATCTACAGTTTTACGAACATACCGATCAATAAAATCAACTTTATTAATTTTGGTGTCAAACTGCCAATTCAATATTAACTGATTTTGATCAGCAGCTTCTTTATCTTCAAATGTACGAGGATTAATATTAAACATTCGTTCTGTATTGAGAAATGGTTCACTTAATGCAGGATAACGCCATTCGTTATGTTTACGAATAAGCTTTGGTTGAACAGAACTTCTTCCTGCTACTTTTGTTTTCTTTCCAGATTCTGCTCCCGTTGCATTACGAAGAGCCATCCATCCTTCAACATTTGCTTTTTGATCTGTATTCTCTTGACGAGCATAATCTAAATCACCTTTTAAATCAGCAATAGAAGGTTCTTTAGCCCAATCAGTGAGTTTCTCACTTTGGGGTTTATTAAGATCAGATGGATTATAAATTTGTGATGTGGAGTCCTTGTCCGTCTTGTAAGACGATACATCGTTCTCGATCATGTCTGTATCTTTTTTCACGATTCGACTCCTAATTCCGAAGGATCTCAATAAGTTGTTTGTTTGCATCTACAGCAATTTGTTTCTCAGCGCCACATTCAATCAACGCATCACCTAAACGACCCATACGAATTTCATCTGAACCAACAGATGTACCTTTAACTTTAGATATTACGTCCGAAGGGTGTGGACATAATTCGGTCACTTCAATTGGTAGCTCTTGGACTCGTAGCCCAGCGACGTTCGAGCCGCTGCAACCCGCCAGTAGTAGAAACACCGGGGTTATCAGAACCAATAGAAACATTGGCTGCTTGTTCCAGTTCATTTATTAATTCCTCACGTTGACGTTGCATTTTACGAAGTGCTTCTGTTTGTACACGAATTCTATCAGCAAGATCAAAAAGTTCGTTTTGTGTCTGTTCTGTTTTTTCAGCTATTTTCTTAATTTCTGACACAGAACCCTTATGAAATCCATATGCGAAAGTCCCGCCTAAAAGAGCGAGACTTCCTACTAAAACTCCAATGTATAGATACGCTTTCATGAAAATTTCTCCAGCATTCTATTTCTAAGAATATCTCCAATTTTTACTGGATCTTCTGGTCTCACATAACCGGGTAGAACCATGTAATCCCATTTATTTCTTTGAGGTATACCAAGAGTTGGTTGTACTTCAGCATGACTTAGAGTTGTCCAACGAGATACAGGAATCTTATATTCCTTACAGACATCCCATGTCTGCTCTAACATTGCATCAATGCCTTCCCAAGTAATTGGGTGACTGCCCCAGTTCATAGGCCAACCATTGGCACCTGCCATTGCATCTTGGGAAATACCCACCCAACCAGTATTCATTGATTTAGTGTGAGAAGCTCCAATACCCTGACGCCAATCATAGTTTACCTGTTCAGCAATTGTACTGTTGCCATCATATATGTTGCCCTTTGTATCAGTTAAAAAGTTATAAGCTTCTTTCTCTAACTCAATCAAACCATTGGCTCCAGCAGTCCAATGCCAAACAACACCTCGAACACCTCTATTAAAAAGATCTTCTTTTTTTCTTACACGACGAATTTTCATTGCTTCAGCAATTCCATTTCGAGTGTTTGGACCATTCATACCATCAATTACAAGACGAGGTTCTTGTAAGATAGCATTCACACGTCCCTGATATTCTCTAACAGTAAACATTAGTGTCTCCTTATAATTTCAACTGGACCCAGTTCTGGATTAAAAAATAGACTACAATATTTTGGACTGTCATCAACAACGTTTGTTGTAACTGTAACAGCAACATATCTTACACATATTTTAAACGTTTTTTGAGGTATACTTGGTGGATTTACTCCATCACTTGCATCAAAAAACGCTTCCCAAGTCCATAAACGTGGATTGTCTTCAGTCCCACTATAATTACCCATTCCTCGACGAGTTGCCAAACGAGTTCCTCTTACATCATGAATTGTTGCAATCCAAGTAGCTGGTACTGAATCTAAAGTTGAATCAGCATCATATAGAATCATTGGAAACTCATAATCATTAGTTTGAATAATTTCGATTGTTGCACGAATAAATGGACGATCACGAATAAATTGATCATTCATTTTTCCAACAATCGGAAAAACTAAAAGCATGATAATCCCAAACATAAGTCCAACCATTAAAACTTTGAAATCATCTTTGTTTTGGGTTGTCTTTTCTGCACGGAAAATAGGGTTATTGTTATGTGTCATTGTTCTCTCCCTTAGTGGGTCCAGAGATAAAACGCTCAACAAGCGTCACTGCCACCAATCCAATCAGAAAGGAGGCGGCTGTAAGAGTCCCCAAAGCTCCAGCCATTTCATCTGGTAAGTCACCGATCCATGGTTTCATGAGAACAGGACCAACAACCCCAACACCAAAAGCAACTGCACCACCCACAAAAACAACACGAATTCCCTCTCGCCAAGATGTTTTTAATACTGCTGCACGTACAGAACCACCCAACATTCCCATGAATGTCAGGATACCTGCTCTTTGGTTAAAAACTTCTGTAAAGAGATTTGGGTCTTTTAAATCAGACATTATACAAAACCTCGTCCTGTGAATTTGTCACTATCCTCATGAACCTCAGAAGTAAGGCTCAGATCTTTGGATTCGTCTTCACCGATATGCCGGAGGTAGGCTGCATAATAACTATCGCCTTTGGCAGAATGGTCTGCTCCACCCATATGGGAAATATACAGAGATGCAACAAATAGTTGTAAACCAATTTCCAAATTAGGTGGTAAATTTATAGTTCCAGTTGCTAGAATAGTTGGATGTTTCTTTTGATATCGAATACGGACACGAGCTGGATCTGGAAAAGCAATCTTTGTAAATTCGGTAATCTTTGCATCTGTAAAACGTAATGTATTGAAAGATGGAGTTAAAATATGTCCGTTCGTATTTATAGTATGACGTTTACCTTCTGAATCAAACAGATCTAATATTTTTACAAACTCATCATCAGTAAATGGTTCATCAACACTTGCTGTCAAAGTTCCACCAATATTTGTTTCTGTCAGTGGATAAATATTTTGACCATCAACAAATGACAGATCTACTTGACTCTTAAATAAAGAAAACCTTGTAGAGATATCTACAAGTCCCTGATTCGTAAGAGAAAGAATCATATCATAATATTCAGGACAAATAATACCGAGGTTTTCCCCGTCTACTGCTGAAGTATTCTTTAGCTGTCCATTTGCCAATCTTTGAGAAAACGAAGTAAATGTGACCATATTAATATCCTCTATAAGGTAATCAGACCACATATGATCCGTAGTTGGATTCATCTCTATCATCTGGTGTCAATAGATTACTACCCCAAATTTCTTGAGAACGATTAGATGATGTATCTCCATCATTTTGTATCTCTCTGTTTGGAGACCAAGGATTCATGTACTGCAACATTGAAATTGTGTCGATGCAGTCATCTTTGCCTTTGATGCCATCTTTAGTAGCCAGAGCAATTTGTTCAATGAAGATACCAAGAGTTTTTGTATTTTTCAATTCACTTGGAAAAAATACTTTTCCTGCTTTAAAATATGGAACCACCATATTGAATCGTGACAGTTTATCAGTAGCTGGACGAATACCCGGCTTTCCGTTGTGATTTGTTAAATTGAAATACTTATTTCGGTAGTTCATTTCATTCATGATCCATTGAATAAATCCTTGCTGTTGACCAGTGATTTCAACACCAACACCTTGAGGTTCGTATTGGTCAACAAAACCAAAGAGATCATTAATGGATTTATCCATTGTTTGCCGTTCACACACTCCATCAACCCAGTGCCATTCAAAAGCATCATTATATGCCCACACAGCCTGTACTGAATAATCTGCTGTTTGTTTGCTTGATGTCGCAAAATCAGTTGTGATGTAGAAATTATAGTTTTGTTTGTTCTGAAGGACTGGTGCTCTTGGACGCCATAGAATCTCTGAGTCTTGAACCAAACGAGATTCATCACTTGTAATTCTAAGCATAAGTTCTTGACGAAAGCTTTTAAGCTTTCCTTCTTTTTTGGCAGAGTTGTATTGTTCCAATACATAATCATACGTAAAACGATCTTCCCAAGCTCCACGAAATTCTTCTTTACTACATGGAAACTTTTCACAGATTGGCCAAACGTTTACATGCCAAGCTCCTGATTCAATTGCTTCATATACAATATCATTTTTGTTGAACGGTGTTCCGTTCATGATCATCTTATTTCGTGTTGGATCAAGAGCGTATTGGACACCAGAATAAACTGTATCTTTGATAGCTTCCATTGCTGTGTTTGATTTTGAATCAGCATCAGAAACCAAATCATCCATGACAGCAAGTACAGGACGTTTACCAAAGATCTTTGTGCCTCTAATACCAGACTTGGCACCAAACATTTTCACACCAAGTCTGTGTCCACGTTTATTTTCAAATTCCAGATAATTCTCAGTAAACTTTGCATGTGGTATCCATGCTTGAAGAAACTCCGAATTATTATATCGAAATTCAATCGAGTTTCGAGCTGACTTTACCCCGTTGTCCATTGAGTCTGAAATATACAACATTCCAGTAACAACACCAAAGTTAGGTAATGTTCCAAACATGGCTAGATACAAAACTAGATACTCCATAAAGAGCGTTGTTTTTGCTGTACCACGAGCACAAAGGTTGGCAATCTTTTTCTCTTTACCTGCTAATTTATCCAACATTGCCAAGTGCATAACTGGTGTTTTGTTGTCTTCTCCAATATCTCCATTTACCAACTTAATGAAATTCATAAACTTTAGAGAAAACTCACTAGGTATATAACCTCCGTGAGTATTAAGCATCAAGAAGTCTACCTCATTAAGGTAATCATCTACTGTCTTATCAGGAATGAACTCTTCATTTTGGATCATGGATTAATCGTTTTCATTTTCATTGATGCAATATCATTAGCTGAAACGTTGGGATCATGTTCAATTAATTCAAGCTGTCTTCTGCTCATCTCTACTAAACTACGCTCAAGAGCAGCCATACCATCATTCAAACCAATCTCGATTTTAAGCTCAGTTTTTCCTGTTACTTCTGGTTTCTTAAGATGTGTTAGCAAACTATTTGCTGCATCACTTCGTACTTTTGGAGATACATCTACATCCATCATCAGAGTATATTGAGTATTAATAGCCTCTTGGAATACATCTTGATTTAAAATCCAAGTAGGAACCATAGCTCTTTCCATGATTTTTGTTACCAACATTCCTTTATTGTAAGCAGTCACAATTGACGCAATGTCTTTTGTTGGTTTATTTGCTGAAATCATATTACCATAGCGATCAGGGAATGTTGCTTTGTAAGCATCAAGATTAGTCTTTCCCATTACCTTATGTGACACGTACATTACAGCTCGTACATAATCTCCAACCTTATACCGACCCTCTTGCAATACTTGAGAAAAAGTCACAAAGTTATCCCGAATATACCGGGCTTCTTCAGGATCCCTCGAAAGAGAGTTTAATTGGTCAACCATATTCTGTGTGATATTCTGTCGATGTTGTGCAGGAAGAGTTTCTTGTACAGATCCAAGTGTCAGCATTGCCTGATTACCTTTTTATGTGTTAAGCGAATTCAATAAACTGCCTATAACCTAAACTTAGACTGGAAAGCAACAAAATGGCTACATGCACAACAAATTACGTTTGCACCCCTGTTTGGTACACGGCTGCTGACTCTACTGAGGGAAACGGTGAAGATGTAATATCCTTTGCCGCTGGTCCTTCTGCTGTTGATTTGAATATCACTTGTGTTGTGAATACAGGAAATGTTCAATTTCAAGTTAAAAACAATAATGATGTTTGGTTTACTCCAAGTGAATCTTCATACACAGTTCTGGCTTCTAATGTAGTTCGTCTTCCAAGAGCCAATATGCCTGACATTCGTATTCTTGCCACAGGTAACGCAACCTTCTCCGTGGCTGGTGATCTTCGTAAAGGATAAACCATGTCAGTAACCAATAGCCAAGATGTGTGGAATCGTCGTAGAATTGATATCACACACATTAATCCTTCAATCATGGAAGGTGAACGTGGACATTCTTCGTTGTTTGGCCAAGGCAGTGCTATAAGTATTTTTAGATATGCACCTACATTCCTTGTTGATCCATCTATTACTGGATCATTTAGAATCCCATCTATCTTGAGATGTAATCCGGGTGTTATCGACGCTTCTCCTCAAGCCAATCTTTTCTATCAATGGAAAGCAAATGGAAATGATATTGTTGGAGAAACCTCTCCAACTCTTACCACTATTCTTGCTTTTGATAGTTTTGAAATCACATGTGAAGTTACTGCTGTAAATTTTCTAGGTTCAGATATTGCTGAATCAAACGGTATTACTGCTGAATTAATTGAACCAATTATTAATCAAGAATACCTTAACTATGCAATTACAGGTCTCGATCAACAGTTTCAACAAAACATGTTTAAATCAGATACCCTTATTACTACTGGTATCTCGATGTCTCGACGTACTGATATGCAGCAACATATTGTTCTTATTCCAACTGGTATGTGGGTTGCAAATCGTGACGATGTTATGAGTCTTACAGCTACAGCAATCACTGGTTTAGGATTACCAACAAGTAATGATGTTTCAGCTATTGAAGCTTATACTATTTGGAAACCTACATATCTTGCAGCACTACCTATTATTAATCCAAGTGGATTTACAGGTAATACTTCAGGTTGGACAGTTACATCTGGTGGAGTTGTTTCTGTAACAACTGCTCAGAATGCTAATCCTATTCCTATGGGAGGCAGTCATTTCTTTAAAGGAGCTGCTGGATTTGGAGCAGGTACATCTTCTTTTATGGAACAAGTAGTAAACATAGATTCTGCTTACGAAACTTTAATTGATGCAGATGAGGGTATGTGGAATGCTCAGTATTGGGTTGATACTGGTACTGGTTTAGCTGAAGAATATGATCTTGTAGGGGTAAGTATTCAGTTTCTCAATACATCAGATACTGTTCTCGAAACCAATACACGAGCACCTATTTATCATCTTACTGGTCCAAACCAAAACTGGCAAAGACATGGTTGGAATGATCCTAGATACATTCCTGCTCTTTCTCGTAAGATAAAAATAATTCTAGAATTCAAAATGGCTTCAATAGATATTCCTTCTTTTACTGTTGACAATAATGGATATATCACTGGACTTGAAGTACAACTCTTTCAAGATACTTAAACCAAAGGAATACCAACATGCCTAAGATCCTCTTTGCTTCGAACAACATTGCTCATTGGCCGACAGCTTTGCCCGGATCTATTCCGGGTACATACGATGTTAATCGTGTGCCATATTCCATTGCGATGAGTAATTTTGAAACACTAAACTCACCTAGATTTACACCCTCTACTGGTACTGAGACTTGGTTTCATTTTAGAATGTTTGCCAGTTCAAATACTTCCAATAGTAATCGTGTATTCTTTAATGCTTATGATGATGTAGGAAATACATTGTTTACTCTTCGTAAGAGAAACAACAGTTCTGATTATGGTATTACTGCTTTTCTTTATGATGGTAGTACAACTCTTTCCGATGATTCTTCAATTAATTTCACTCAATCAAAAGTTGGGTTCATTGATATCAAATATACCACTACCAATCTTCTCATGAGATTGGAGATTTTTATTAATGGTACTCTATCATCTACTATTACTTTCAACTCCAATCCTAACAATCGTGGACACCCAGTTACGTTCTCTATCGGTTGTGCTTTTGTAAGTTCTCTAAATGATGTTCAACACATCAGTGAAATCATTGTTGCTGATGGTGATACACGTAATGCTCGACTCGATCTCCTACGCCCCACCTCAGCAGGTGCATATGAGCAATGGAACGGTAGCCTTACAGTTCTCGCTGATGATGACCCTACCACAGGTATGACCACTATTGCAGCCGCTCAACGACAGACTGTGAGACTGACTGCATATACTGGAGCACCAAACATATCTAACCTCGTAATCGTTTCTCAAACTACTCGTGGTCAAAACTCTCCTACTGGAATTAGACACACAGTTCGTCTTTCTACTGTTGATTATGACAGTGATGTAATTCCTGTTGGCTTTCCGCTTCAATACAATATTACTGATTTCGAAATTAACCCTGCGACATCTCTTCCTTGGGTTGGTTCAGACCTTTCTCTTATTGAAACCGGATTCATTTCCGTGGCATAAGATACATGTTGGCTGTCCTCTTATACGGAGGTGATCATATATCTCGGATCAGGGGGGCTTTGGCCCCCCTTTTCTGTTGACGAATATGAACCAAGAAACTAAACAACCTCTCATGGAACAAAATATACATCAGTTTAACAAGCAACCAAATCAACCGAGATAATCGGGTGAGACGCTTGTACTCGCCCTATGTATGGGTGAGTAGATGAATAGAAAGATTCCCTTCCCATATCGACACGTAACTCAATTGGATAGAGTACCCCACTTCTAATGGGAAAGTTCAAGGTTCGAGTCCTTGCGTGTCGGCCATAAAAACATCTCTCTGTAGGCTAGTCTGGTAAGTCGTCTGGTTTGGGACCAGAAAATCGTAGGTTCAAATCCTACCGGAGAGACCAATTTTCTTTACTGTTCCCTCTGGCGCGCAAGGTGTGCGAGCTGACTGTTAATCAGTTGTAGTCTGGTTCGATTCCAGAAGAGGGAGCCATAAATTCAGGACGGTAGTTCAATGGTAGAACAAGTCGCTCATAACGACTAAGTTGTAGGTTCGATTCCTACTCGTCCTACCAGACCTTCCATTTGAATCAAGATCTTACAGGTTCGAATCCTGTCTTCCCAACCAGTATATAATTTAAATATTGGCGGAAGGCCGAGGAGTCGAACCCCCATGGTTTCCCAGTCATACCGGGTTCAAACCGGCTTGCCACCCACGTAGCGAGACCTTCCGTTATTGGTATCCCACCTGAGATTCGAACTCAGACTGAAAGGATTTTAAATCCTCTTCCTCTACCTGTTGGGATAGTGGGATATATTGTATTTGGTTGCGAACATGGGAATCGAACCCATAGTTGAGAGGCATGAACTTTCCGTGTTACCATTACACCAGCTCGCAAACAACCTCCTACATAAACCAAGAAAGAAAAGCAAATGGAAAATGAAACCACAATCAAAGCATTCCTCGGAGGATTCGCTCTCGTAGGTAATCGACTTCCCAATGGAAAGATCCAAGCATATATCGACGAGTCAAACATCATTGATGAGTGGCCAGAAGAAGTGACTATCTTTGGAACGACCTATGGCCTTGAAGATGTCGATAAAAACTTCATAACATCTCATGAAGAGGCGTTGTACTGTTGAGCCTGGCTCCCACATGAAAGTAAGAACAGGCGTTCTGCATTTTTACGCTATACCGGAATATTGTTCCTCTTACGCTATGATGTAAAGAACATAATTCTGGTTTATGATCTGTAGACGGTACGCCTGTTCTCTTTCAAAAACTTGACACGCCTATCCCGAAATTGCTACCAACGAAGCAGGGTCGGCCCGGCCCAAGGGGATAAGCTTGCTACAGGTATATCTGTAAACAGATGAAATGCTTGCGCGAGAAACCCACACAAGCTCGTCAGACATTCCTAGAATATCTTCCTCGATAATCCGGGGGAGTTAGATTAAATATTTCTGTAAATATAAAAGAGTCTCGGATTCCCTAAATTCCTATAACTCTTCAGATCAGACTACGGCTACGCCTTCGTCTGATCTTCATCGTCATATGATTTTAAGAAACCCTCGACAATCTACGAATTGAATTGTTCTACAAGAGTGGAATATTTTTCAAAATTTATATTTGGAAAATCATGTATGTATCGACAGAGGCAGGTGTTTTGTACACTACAGTTACACACCAAGACGTACCCCCCCATCTTCGTAACTGACCTTACACATACCCCCACCTATCCATCTACCTTACACACTCCACCTCTCTGTTCATCACACTGCGTGTGCTATGGCACTAACGCCATTAACGTAAGGAGCACATCACATGTCCATCTTTCGCAGTGTATCATCCTTCATCTCCACCACCTTCAACACAGCTACTGCTAGTGTTGAGACAGTTGGAAAAGGTCTTGATATTGCTAACCATTATGTGGCCGAGAACCACAAGCGAATCACTAAAACTACAACCACTGCTGCACAACTCAGCACAGCGCGATTCAATACCGACGTTGCCAAGGAACTGGATTCATCCGCAGAACTGCAAGCCCAGTACGACCTTGTCGTGGCCGATTGGTAATACCTAACTGCGATCCCACTCTATGTGGGGTCGTAGGCTTCCCCAATGATAGATAGAAACCTCTCTTGATTGGACCCATACAAGATGAAAAACTTCTTCCTCATTCCACTGGTAATAGGATTCTCTCTTGCAATCCTGTCATACAAAACCGTATCCGAACCAATGGCTTGGATAAGTCTTATGTTCGTGATTAATTCAATGATGTTCTTCATATTGAAGGAACTGAACCAATGAACAATTCCCCTTCTAAATACATTTCTGAAGAGATCATAGAAGCAATGAACAAGGATCTTCTGGATCGTTACAGAAACGAATACAGAAACGAATCCAGACCAATAAATCTCCATCATCATACATCCTTGAAAGGATAGTCCTATGAAAACCATCTATACAAATCAGACCGGATTTATCCAGACTGCTCAAGAATGGGCACATGCAAATCCTGCTGATTTCTTCATTGCATCAACCATCCTTCTGATGGTTGTCTGCTACAAAATCACCTTCTCTTAACATCTTCAATAGGAGAACCATATCAGGAAATCATTCATGCAATCTTGAGCCGTAATACTAGCTATCATTCTGGTTCTCCTGTTTCCAATTCTGCTTCTCATTCTCTGTTACCAATCATCATGTAACAGGGAAAAGGAAGCAGGAGAATCCTGACTTATCTTTACTACTTTCTACTATGTACCTTCTAACGTGTACGTTGTCTCGATGTCCTAAAATCGGACTGCGTCCGCTTTGGCAATTATGCCGATATGACCGTGAATCTATGAAAGGATCACATACTATGACTGTTATTACATCTATCGCTTCGAAGCGTCGTGTTGCACCTACAGAAGCAGACCAGTTCGAAGGTCTGTGGCTGAATCCCGGCATCTTTGTTGGAACCGAAGAGGAAAAAAAGTTTGTCCGGTTCAACCGTGGTGTTGCTATTGGCGATCTGAAAGTTCGTAAACTCTATGAGTCTATGGACCCTGATTTTGCTGCCGAGCAACTGCTGATCAATCAGCGGATCGAACGTATCCAAGCAAAGGCACTGACCTTGGCTGAGGGTGAAATGTGTGTCGTGAATATCCCGATGGTTCTCTACCGTCGTCAGGAGGAAGCGACTGTTGCACCCACACCGAAATCGGATGTCAAAGCCATCGACGATGAGCTGTTTGGCGACTGATCTTCCTACTCTACTCCAGAACCTGAGCATGTTCCAAAACTGCTCACTTATAGTCCTCTTGGTAGCTAACTTAAGATGGTTAATACCATCTAAGGCGTATATCAGTACGTATCCAGCAAGGATCAACATGCTCAACTTCCCCACAAGGGAAGTTGAGCTTTTTATTTCGATAGATAGAATAAACTATTCCATTTCTTATTGCTGCGACTGCGTCGCCTTTGTGGTGTTTTCCATCTAACTTGGTGGATCAACTCAAATAACTTGACTGGAAACTGAAAGTTCAACTTTCAGCTCTTTTTAACATAACATGAGCGAGAACCTAACTATGGATATTACTGTCTATAATCTGATTCAGAAACTGACCAAAAGAAAATCTGAAGTTGTACATTTAAAGCGTCAAGCAAAGAAGGATCAGTCACCGGATTCCAATACACTTCGTAAAGAAGAGCAGTCTTTGAAACTCAAGATCAAGGAACTTAAAGCATGAAAAATCCAACCAAAGAGACTCAAACAAATCTGGAAGAGTTGTTCTCCAAACATCAATTGCTACCTGTTCTCAGAGAACAATTTCATAAAATGGGTGATGAACAGATCGTTGTTGAACCAGCAATGGCAACAGAGGCTCTGGTACAGCTCTACCTGCATCGTCAGGCTGATGTCACTACAATGGTTGGTATCCTATCACCAAAATATGGTACGCCTCAGCAAGTAGCTGACAAGCTCCTACTGCTGTGTGAAATCGACTATATGGATTTTCAAGAATCCTCTTCCAAATTCATCGTAAAATATGATGTCTCAGAAGATGTTCAGGAAATGCTGGATCGTTATCAATATCCTCTTCCAATGGTTGTGAAACCAAAAACTATCAAAGACAATTGGGACACAGGATATATGACCATGAAAGGGTAAGTTATTCTTAATGGTTCAGAATACTTTGATGACAAGGATGTATGTCTCGATCATCTTAACAAAGCCAATAGTGTTGGACTCAATATTAATATGGATGTGGTTTATTCTGAAGAAGGAAAATACATCCGTCCTAACCGTAACTCTGGTGAAGACTTTACTGAGTTTAGAAGACGTCAAAAACAAGCAGATGTGTTTTATACAACATCTGTGAATGTGATGGAAACTATTGATTCACTCAGTGATCAGTTGTTTCTTACTCATAAATTTGATCGTCGTGGTAGATGCTATGCAAGCGGATATCACGTTACATCACAAGGTGATGACTATAGGAAGGCTGTTCTTCAACTTTCAAAGAAAGAAACAATCACATGAAATACTTCGTCTTAATTACCCTTATGGGTTACGGTCAATGTACTAATATAGTTATCTATTCTGACTTTAAAGAAGAAGTCTCAACTCTTGAAGAATGTAATACATTGGCTGAGAAATACTCACAATTACCATTTGTAATAGTATCTCAATGCAAAACAGTTAAGGATAAATAGTATGAAACTAGACTTCGATATGGTTATTGCTGAAGAGAAAGATTACCTCTATCAGCCAACTAAAGAAGAGGAACGTGACTACTGGAATGGCGTAGGACACATCGAATTCTTTGTCATCCAAAATGTCCCTGACACCTTCGAAATTGAAATCCTTGATTACACTGGTTGTGCTGGCGGTCTCGATGAGACCATTGGCATCGACTTCTATATCAAAGAGTATTTCGATCTCCAAGATGAACTCCGTGAAGGAGTCATCTACACACTCCATGGGGTTACAGCCCACTGGATCCGTGGAAATGGGTGGGAGATAGATGAAGATGTGGAATACGACTTCGAGTCCATGACATCTCATGCAACTGCAATCGGCTATCTCTCATACAAGATCAGAATGATCTGGTGGAGAGCTGTTGGTTGCCACATCAGAAACTGGAGAACCAAGAAATGACTGTACGCATGATCAAAGTACCCGGACCCGGACAATACCGAGGAGAGGGAGATTGGGAAACTTATGATTCCTATGTTAAAAGAACTAAGATGCCTCATGAAGATGTTGAGGTTTTCTGGCACTATTGTTTGAATTACGATTATATTCCAGTTATGGAAAAAAGTGGGGAAAAGTAATGAATTACCCAGATTTTTGGGGGGCAATCATTGGCATAGGCTCTATCTTGGGCCTTTACCTTATCTACAAAAACTGTGAGATTCTTGGAAATGGTAACGTAAAGGGAGAACCTGATATGAAAGAAAAGAAAAATCCACAAGATATGATGTTAGTCGGTAATCTTAATGATCGAGTTGTCATTGTATTTTGGGATCCTTGGAGAGAGCAATTCATTGCAGTAAATCCAAGTTTTCTTATCGAAAATGGTGTTCCCTATAATTCTGAGAATCAAGAACACTGTATCTACAACTCAACCCATTTCATTCAATAGGGAGAAGTTCCGTGAAAACACTTCAAATCAACGACAAATTCAGTATCGTTTACGATGATGAAAACAATGACCGACCAGAATATGTAGAACGTAATGGACTACGTCATTCTAATATGAGTGTTGATATGCCTAATTGGATTATTGCTATGTTTTATGCTTTGTTGGAAATCAAACAACAACAAGAAAATGTACTACAGGCTAATATTCAAATTGAGACACTCAGACAAGAAGGTGATGCTTGGAGTAATTGGACTAACTCAGACATCTAAATGTCTCATGCTTCAAGCTTTACATTAAAATACCATAAACTTTGGTAAGGGGGAGTTATGTCAAGAACTACACAACGTACCAAACGTTGGTATAAAAAGCCTAAAGTAGATCCTTCTAATCCTAATGTACTTGATCCCCATAATTGGTATCAAAATCATAACTGGAAATTCAATACCAGAAACCGTGATCGACCATCTGGTCATACACACTCTCATCATAAAAATAGTTACGATCAGGGAACCAACAGGTATCGCTTTATGCGAAACCATAGGTTCTTTATCCTTGAAGGTTTAGGAGACCTATAATGCAAATGCTCACTGGTACAGAATACATCAAAGCAGAAATTGCTTGTAAACATGATAAATCTTTTGAAAAGAAAACATGGGATGAGCGTATTGCTCATTTTGAAACCATCGACTGGTTTGATCTGAAGCTTTACAAAAAAGCTTCTGACCCTATTGGTCTTAGAGCAGCAGCTATCGCCTATGACCATGCCACAGCTAAAGTACCCTCTGGTTACATGATCTCACTGGATGCCTGTTCATCGGGCCTTCAGATTCTATCTCTCTTGGTTTCGTGTCCAAAATCTTTTGACCTTTGTGGTGGTATCCAAGATCGTTGTGTAGACTCATACGTAACCATCTACGCTGCTATGAAGCTGGAGGGTATCCTCACACGCAAACAAGTAAAGCAAGCCATCATGACCTCATTCTATGGCTCTACAGCTATGCCTGAATACACCTTTGGAGAGCACATTGACTTGTTCTATGAAACTATCTCTGAAATGGCACCCGGTGCATGGGATCTGAACCAAGGTTTACAGGAACTTTGGGATCAGGTGTCAGGCAGTGTTTACGAGTGGGTACTCCCCGATAACTTCCATGCTTGTATCGAAACTAAAGACAAGGAACTTGTTCCTTTTAAGTTTTTAGATGTTGATTACAATGTACCTGTGAAAATTGATGCACGTCCTGATTTCCATAAAGGTCTTGGACCAAACATGATTCACAGTATTGATGCTATGGTTGTGAGAGAAATGTTCAGACGATGTATGTTCAACCCTTCTACAGTTGATCGTGTAAAAAGGGCATTAAATTCTACAAAATCAGGAACTAATGGGAGATCTTCCCAAGATGTAACTGTTTTATG